GAATGAACCTGATGATTTTCTTAAAGTCAGAGAAACATTAACTCGAATTGGAGTTGCTTCTCGGAAGGAGAAAAAGATCTATCAATCTTGCCATATTCTTCATAAGCAAGGTAAATATTATATTACACATTTTAAGGAACTCTTTGCTCTTGATGGAAAGCACGCAAATATTACGGTAAATGATTTCCAAAGACGTAATCGTATCATCCAACTTTTGGCTGATTGGGGTCTTATTAGTGTTGTTAATGTCGATCAAATTTCAGACATCGCACCATTGAATCAAATCAAAGTTCTTTCTTACAAAGATAAGGACGACTGGGTTCTTGAGACCAAGTATAATATCGGATCCAAGAAACGTAGAACTGAAGAATCTGAATAAATAAGTACGAGACCTTTCGTGCGGTCTCTACGAAAGTCGGAACACCCTAAAAAGAGGTTCGGTTTTGCCGATACCTCTTTTTTTCGTATCTTGTATAATTACTAATGGATGCCTTAGGGGTCCACAAAACACAAACTCGCTTACAAAGGAGCTACCATAATGACTAATCTGATGAAATATCAAGCTTCGGATCTTCCTGCTTTGCTGGAAAGAATTAATCGCAACACTATTGGACTTGATGAATATTTTGATCGTATCTTTAGTCTTCACGAAACTACATCGAATTATCCCCCATACAATCTAGTTCAGGTAAATAATGTAGAATCTCGTCTAGAGATTGCTCTTGCAGGATTTAAGAAGGAGGAGGTTCATGTCTTCACAGAGTATGGAAAACTTTTTGTCGAAGGAAAAAAACCTGACAATCAGTCGGACGGGACGTTTATCCACAAGGGCTTGGCTAGCAGAGATTTCAAAAGAACCTGGACCCTATCGGACGACACAGAAGTTAGAGAAGTCACCTTTGAAGATGGATTACTTGTCATTCGACTAGGAAAGATTGTTCCAGAACATCACGCACGTAAAGATTATCTATAAATATAATTGAATATCGTCGGCGCGAGGAGCACCTGGCAAAATCCAGGTTGACTCCTCCTTTTTTTGTTGCTAGAATACACTGGAGATGTTAGACCGAGTATGTCAGTAAAAATTGTAATTCTTAAGTCGATGGAAGATGTCATCGCAGATGTAAAGGAGATGGTATCTTCTGACAAGACTATTGGATATGTTCTTGTCAATCCATATGTTGTGTCTTTGAGTTCTGATGGAAGTCAAGTTGGATTCTATCCTTATGCCCCTCTTTCTAAAGACACTTCTGTTCCTATTCCGTGTGATTGGGTAGTATCTGTGCTAGAACCCAAAGATGAAATTTTAAACTCTTATATGGAGAGAATTAATGCAAAACCTGAAAATTCTAATTCTGAAGAATGATGCTATTTTAGTATCAGAAGTTCATGAAGTTCCCGAATCTGATCTTGGAGAACCTGATTGTAAATTGGTAAACCCAGTTCAAATGATAGTCTCTGATCGTAATACTTATGAGATGAGACGATGGCCTGTATTTACAGACCAGAGGGAACTTAAAATTCATTCAGACTCAATCTTTACTATTGTAGATCCAACACCAGATCAAGTTGAACTTTATTTGAAAACTATTAAATGAATTTTTACACCAACGTAGTTCTTGTCGGAAACGAAATACTTTCCAGAGGGTTTAAGAATGGAGAGCATTTTCAAAATAGGGAAATGTTTTATCCAACCTTATATGTAACAAGTAATAAAAAAACTAAATTCAAAACTCTTGAGGGTAATTATGTAGAAGAAATTAAACCGGGAACTATTAGGGAAACTAGAGAATTCATTGATAAGTATCAAAAGATTGATAACTTTCAACTTTATGGAAATACTCGATATATCAATCAATATATCACAGAGAACTATAGGGATGAAGTTATCAAGTTTGATATTTCAAAAATTAAATTAATCACGATTGACATTGAGGTTGCTTCTGAAATTGGATTCCCTGATGTTCAATCTGCCCAAGAAGAAGTATTGGCAATATCCATTCAGGATTATTCTACGAAGAAGGTTACTACTTGGGGAATCAAATCCTTTGAAAACAATGATCCAAACGTAAAATACATTCAGTGCAATAGTGAATATGATCTCCTCGATAGATTTATGTTCTATTGGGAAAATAATTGTCCCGAAGTTATTACTGGATGGAATTGCGAATATTATGATATCCCCTATCTCTATAGAAGAATTTCTAGAGTTCTTGGTGAGAAAGTTGCCAAACAACTTTCCACTTGGGGAATAGTAACTGAGAATGAAGCAATTATAAATGGCAGACCTCAAATCAGATATGATATTGCTGGAACTACCATTCTAGATTATCTTGATTTGTATAAGAAATTTACATATACCAATCAAGAATCATATCGTTTGGACCACATTGCCTTTGTGGAACTCGGTCAGAATAAATTGGACCACTCGGAGTATGATACCTTTAAAGAATTTTATTCCAAAGATTGGCAGAAATTTGTAGAGTATAACATCAAGGACGTTCAACTTGTGGACAAACTTGAGGATAAAATGCGTCTCATTGAACTTGCTATCACTATGGCATATGATGCCAAGAGTAATTTTAACGACGTGTTCTATCAAGTTAGAATGTGGGATGCAATCATCTACAATTACCTTCTTACTAAAAATGTAGTAATACCTTTCAAGAAAGATTCTAAAAAGGATCAAAGATATGAAGGTGCATATGTTAAGGAACCAGTTCCAGGAAAGTATGATTATGTTGTGAGTTTTGACTTGAATAGTCTTTATCCACACTTGATTATGCAATACAATGTAAGTCCCGAAACATTGGTAGATGGAAAGTTTCCAGGAATTTCTGTGAATAAAATTCTTAATAAGGAAGTCGAAATACCAAAGGATTATCCTTATTCTGTGTGTGCTAATGGTGCCCAGTATCGTAAGGACATCCGAGGATTTTTGCCTGAGTTGATGGATAAAATTTATAGTGAACGAACCATCTACAAGAAGAAGATGCTTGCTGCAAAGCAGCAATATGAAAAGACCCCAACGAAAGATTTGGAAAAGGAAATTGCTCGTTGTAACAACATTCAATTAGCAAGAAAGATCCAACTTAACTCTGCTTATGGTGCTGTCGGAAATGAATACTTCAGGTATTTTCTTATTGAAAATGCTGAAGCAATTACTCTTTCGGGTCAGGTTTCAATCCGATGGATTGAGAATAAAATGAATACATATCTAAATAAACTTCTCAAGACTGAAAATGCTGATTATGTTATTGCTTCAGATACTGATTCTATTTACCTTAATATGGGTCCTTTGGTTGAACGTATATACCAAGGAAGAGAGAAAACTACTGAAAGCATTGTTTCGTTCCTTGATAAGATCTGTAGTGTGGAACTTGAAAAATATATTGAAGGTTGCTACCAAGAACTGGCTGACTATGTGAACGCATACGATCAAAAGATGCAGATGAAACGGGAGAATATTGCTGACCGTGGAATCTGGACTGCCAAGAAACGTTATATCCTTAACGTATGGGACAGTGAAGGAGTTCGATACTCTGAACCAAAACTAAAGATTATGGGAATTGAAGCAGTTAAATCTTCTACTCCTGCACCTTGTCGTCAAATGATTAAAGATGCTCTTAAAATCATTATGACTAAAACCGAGGATGATCTAATTGATTTTGTGTCTAAATGTAAGAAGGAATTCAATTCACTACTTCCAGAAGATATATCATTCCCTAGAACTGCTAATAATCTTGGGAAATATAAATCGGCACATTCAATTTACATAGAAAGGACTCCTATTCATATCAGAGGTTCTTTGTTATATAATTACTATGTGAGGAAGAACAAGTTGGATTCAAAATATCCAACTATCAACAATGGAGAGAAAGTAAAGTTCTGCTATCTCAAGAAACCAAATACAATTCACGAAAATGTTATTTCATTCATTCAAAAATTCCCAAAGGAATTAAATTTGGAAAGGTATGTTGATTATGATTTGCAATTCGAGAAGAGTTTTCTAGATCCATTGAAAATTATACTTCATTGCATTGGATGGAGAGTTGAAAAGACAAATACAATTGAATCACTTTTCATATGATAACTATAAAACTTAAAAAGGAAGAGGTGAAAGAAATATTAAATTATCTGAAACCTACTAAAGATCGAGAGTTATATTACAAACTATGGAGACTATTATTTACAGGAGACAATTGAATGGATTTTTTAAAGGATATAATTAAAGAAGTTGGTGGTGAATATGCATCATTAGCATCTGATATAGAGGAAACAGAAAACTATGTTGATACAGGTTCATACATTTTTAATGCACTGGTTTCAGGTAGTGTACTTGGCGGTGTATCTGGGAATAAGATTACTGCTATTGCTGGAGAGTCTTCTACTGGAAAGACTTTTTTCTCTCTCGCAGTGGTTAAGAACTTTCTTGATACTAATCCCGATGGTTACTGTCTCTACTTTGACACTGAGGCTGCTATCACTAAATCTCTTTTAGAGAGTAGAGGAGTAGATACAAACAGACTTGTTGTAGTTAATGTGGTTACTATTGAGGAATTTAGATCAAAAGCTCTGAGGGCAGTTGATCTTTATATGAAGAAACCATCTGACACTAGGAAGCCCTGCATGTTTGTGCTAGACTCCCTGGGTATGCTCTCAACAGAAAAGGAGATCACTGATGCTTTAAATGATAAGCAAGTGCGTGATATGACTAAATCTCAATTGGTTAAGGGTGCATTTAGAATGCTAACTCTTAAATTGGGTCAAGCAAACATTCCTATGATTGTGACCAATCATACCTATGATGTTGTTGGTGCCTATGTTCCAACTAAAGAAATGAGTGGTGGATCAGGTCTCAAGTATGCAGCATCCACAATCATCTATCTTTCCAAAAAGAAAGAAAAGGATGGTACAGAAGTTGTTGGAAACATTATTAAAGCAACAACTCATAAGTCTAGACTTAGTAAAGAAAACAAAACAGTAGAAGTAAGGTTGTATTATGATGATCGTGGTCTTGATAAGTATTATGGTCTTCTTGATCTGGCTGAAAAATATGAAATATTCAAAAAGTCTGGTACGAGGTATGAAACGCAGTTTGGATCGCAGTATGGAAAAACTATAATGGAAGATCCTGAAAAGTACTTTACTGCAGAAATTATGCAGGCAATTGATGAGGCAGCACACAAAGAATTCTTATATGGAGGGTGATGGAAAAGATTGAAACTACAATTCTCAGGAATCTCATTTACAATGATGAATATTGTAGAAAGGTATTACCATTTATTAAAAATGAATATTTTGAGGTTTACCATGAGAAGGTAATTTTTGAAGAGATTTGTAAGTTCATTCTTAACTATGACAATCTTGCCACAAAAGAAGTTATCTTAATTGAGACTGAAAAAAGAACTGATATCACAGAGGAGACATATAAAGAAATTTGTTCTTATGTCTCCTCTCTAGATGATTCTAAACCAGATCATCAGTGGTTGTTAGATACTACAGAAAAGTGGTGTAGAGATAGAGCAATCTATCTTGCACTTATGGAAAGTATTAAAATTGCTGATGGACAAGATGAGAAGAAGTCTAGGGATTCTATTCCTTCAATTCTTCAGGATGCACTTGCAGTCAGTTTTGATGACCACATTGGACACGATTATCTACAGGACTACTTAGAAAGATATGAATCTTATCACAGAAAAGAAGACAAAATCCCATTTGACCTTGAATACTTTAACAAAGTCACAAAAGGTGGTTTACCTAATAAGACTCTCAATGTCGCTCTGGCTGGCACAGGTGTCGGGAAAAGTCTATTCATGTGCCACATGGCTAGCTCCGTCCTCCTGCAGGGGCGCAATGTTCTCTACATTACACTTGAAATGGCAGAGGAAAGGATTGCTGAAAGAATTGATGCGAACCTCTTGAATACTAATATTAAAGATATTCAAGAACTTCCTAAAAAGATGTTTGAGACAAAAGTAAATAATATCAGTAAGAAGACTCAGGGGTCTTTAATTATTAAGGAATACCCAACTGCTTCTGCACATACTGGGCACTTTAAAGCACTTCTCAATGAACTATCTCTTAAGAAGTCATTTAGACCTGATATTATTTTTATTGATTACCTTAACATTTGTTCTTCCTCTAGGTATAAGTCAAATTTTTCTGTCAATTCTTATTCGTATATTAAAGCAATTGCAGAAGAATTACGTGGATTGGCAGTGGAATTCAATGTTCCCATTGTCTCTGCTACCCAAACCACTAGGGGTGGTTATGGGAACTCTGATGTTGAACTTACTGATACTTCTGAATCCTTTGGTCTCCCTGCTACTGCTGACCTTATGTTTGCCCTTATTAGCACAGAAGAGTTGGAACAGTTGGGACAGATTATGGTAAAACAACTAAAAAACAGATATAATGATCCTACCATTAACAAGAGATTTGTTATTGGTATTGATAGGGCAAAGATGAGACTCTATGATTGTGAGCAAAGTGCTCAAAATGATATTCTTGACTCTGGACAAGAAGAAGAGTATACTTATAATGAAGAACCCAAAAAAAGTAAATTCGCTAGTTTGAAATTCTAATGATTGAAAAAGTAGATTTTAACAAGTACAAAAATTTTGTGGATGCAGTTACTTCAGATGCATCCAAAGACTTTGTATCATTTTCTGATCGTATTGTAGAACTTGATCGCAAAGGTGCTAATATTGAAAGACTTCTGACTGCTGGTGTTGGCATCAATGCTGAAGGTGGTGAGTTTCTTGAGATTATTAAGAAAATGATTTTCCAAGGCAAACCCTGGAATGAAGATAA